CCGGTCGCCGTACCTGCGCTGTGGGTCATCTACAACGAGGACGTGCAGGAGTCGACGCCCGAGGGTGGCCGCCACGTCCCCTCGCTGCAGTTCGCCGTGTCGATGTGGGAGTTCCGCCGGGTCGGCATCTCCGATCCCTACGACTACGAGCGCCACCTCAACGACATGGTCGTGTACTACGGCGAGTACTTCTCGGTCGGCGAGTTCACGCCGCAGGGTCGGCTGTGGCGTGACGACGTGATCCTCGGCGTCAACGCCATCCGCATCTTCCCCGAAGAGGAACTGGTCGGCAGCGAGATCCCCGACGCTCAGTACGTCGCCGAGTCAGCTCGCCCATCGAGGGGCGTCAACACCGACAACACCGAGACGTACCTCTACTACCCGCCGCCTGCTGAGCAAGCGGTAGCGACGGGCACGATCAGCGGTAGTTACCGCTGGGTGAAGAGCCCGTAGCTCGGAGCCCCGCAACTACTGTGGGTCGTGAGCCCGGATTGCGCCCGGCTCCTCAACAGTTAGCGAGTGCGTCGGCAGTGACAACGCTGTTCCAGTTCAACACGTCCGCCATCGATCAGCTCAGTGGTAGCGGTCTGATGGGCATGTTGGAAGACGCCTTCGCCACGATCGAGAACGAGGTGCGAGAAGAGCTGGAAGCTCGCTCCCCCGGCGTCGAGTACGACATCAGCTGGGCTGGCGATCAGCTCGTGGTGTCGATGGACGAGGGGCAGGCGGCGAGCGAGTACGGCTTGCCCGGCACGCCGGTCAGCCCGGCCGTGCGTACCTCACTGCTCGCCGCCTCCGAGAGCTTGCGCAGTCGGCTGGTGCTCCGTGTCTGACGTCGCCACGAGGGTCGACCAGAAGCACCCCGGCCTCATCCTCGCCGAGTCGGCGGCGTTGAAGGCGAAGCTGTCGGGGCTCTCGGTATCTCGGCCAGGTGGCGATCGCCGTCGGGTCCGTACCTACTTCCGCTACCCCGACGAGCAGACCGAGCGCATCTACCCGTTCATCACGATCGAGTTCCTCTCGATGCAGTTCGCCGCCGACCGGGCCCACTCGGCGCAGTTCATCAAGGTCGACTCGTGGCCGAGCGAGTACGCCACGTTTCAGGAGTACGCCGACGCCTATGGGATCGCCGGATGGACCGGCCGTGTCGGGTCGGTCGAGACGATCAGGTGGCACCCGTACAACCTGCTGTTCCAGGTGTCGACGCACGCCCGTGACCCGCTCGACGCCATGTACCTCGACGGCAAGCTCATCGGCACGCACTACATCCCCGACCGCTGGGGCTACCTGCACATCCCCGAGGACGGCACTGACCGCTGGCTCGACCGCCTGGAGATGCGCACCGCCAACTACATCGAGGGCAACACCCAGGCGATGAACCAGACCGTGTTCCGCACGATCTACACCGTCTCGATCAACGCCTTCGTCATGCCCGAGGATCCGAAGACCTACCTCCAGGTGCTCCAGGTCATGGGCGTCCTTCTGGAGATCACCTCCATACCGGGATCGACACCAACGGTGCTGGCGACCTGGCTCAACGAATCACCGCCTGACCCCTAAGCAAAGGAAACCACCATGGCCACAGGAGCAATGACCGACACCTACTTCCCCGGTGTCCGAGTTGTCGAGCGTCCGTTCCAGCCAGGCGTCGCCAGTGCCATGCCTGTCACCGCCTTCGGTGCCTTCGTCGGCTTGTCCGACCAGGGACCGACGTCGCCCACCGAGGTGCGCTCGTGGCCGGAGTTCACGCAGATCTACGGCACCCGCTACACCGATCTGCACAACGCCGTCTACGACTTCTTCTCCAACGGCGGCCGTCGTGCGTACATCGTGCGGCTGCCGGGGACCGGTGGTGCTCAGGCGGCGTTGCTCGTCGGCGACACGGCGGCGGTGGCTGCTCCGACGGCCGGGAACGAAGTGATCAACGTGACGGCGACCAACCCGGGGACGTGGGGCAACCAGCTGCGCTTCGCCACGTACATCCGTGACGCCACCAACTTCCGCTTCGACGCTGCGCTGTACAACATGCCGTCGGGCGTCACCTTCGACCCGACCAAGCGCAACAACGAGTACGTGGTCGACCAGTGGAACGACGTGTCGTTGTACAACGACGACCCCCGGTACTTCTACACGTTGGCCAACATGCCGTCGTCCACCGGCTCGAAGCTGGTCAGCTTCGGCGGCAAGACCTACGACAGGACGTTGCCCGACACGGGTGTCAACCGGCCGCTGCCCGGCCAGTACACGGGCGCCAACACCATGACCGGTGGGGTCAACGGAACGGCCTACGCCGTCGGCGCTCCCACCGCTGCCGCCTACGCCGCTGGTGTGGCGGCGATGGCCGTCATCCCCGGGCCGTACGTCCTCAACCTGCCCAACGTCTCGACGGCGGCGATCATCACCGCCGCCCTCACCGACGCCGCCTCCCGTGGTGACGTGTTCGTGGTCTGCGACTGCCCGCTCAACACCGACGTGGCGGGGATGGTCACCTACGTCGGCACGCTCGGGCTCAACGTCTTCCAGTCGAACATCCCGAGCTTCGGGGCGGTCTACTACCCGCAGTGCTACATGCCCGCCATCGGGTCCACCGTGCCCGGGCGCACGCAGCTCCGCCCCGCTGGTGGGGCGATCGTCGGCACGTACATGGCGACCGACGACCAGACCGGGCCGTGGCGTGTCCCGGCGGGGCGCAACTACCGCCTCGGCGGAGCGCTGCAGACCGAGCGTGGCCTGGTCGAGCAAGACCTGACGACGCTCAACTCGAACAACATCAACGCCCTGCGGATCATGACCGGGACCGGTGTGTCGATCATGGGCGGGCGGACGTTCAAGAAGTCCGGGTCGGACATGTACATCAACGTCCGCCGCACGATCATGGAGGTCACCCGCAGCCTGGTCAGCGCCACCGAGGTCTCGATCTTCGAGAACAACGATGAGCGTCTGTGGGCTCAGATGGAGGCCGTCTGCGAGCGCTACCTCGGCAACATCTTCTCCCAGGGCGGGTTGAAGGGCGGCTCGCCGGAGCAGGCGTTCTACGTCCGCTGCGACGACACCAACAACGACGCCAACACCATCGCCCAGGGGTTGGTCAACATCGAGGTCGGCATCGCCCTGCTCACCCCGGCCGAGTTCATCGTCATCACCATCGGTCAGTTCGAGGGCGGCTCGACCACCGTCCAGACCCGCTGAGCAACACACCCCTAGAGGAGAAACATCATGGCCACAAACACTCCAGCAGTGCTCGGTGCTCAGCCCATCGTCGCCCTTCCGACGTACCGAGACCCGTTGCGCAACTTCGTTTTCCGGGTCGACTTCATCGGCAACGCCTCGCTGTCGTTGCCGTTCTCGAAGTCCACCGTCCCCAACATGTCGATGGGGTTCATCTCCGTCAGCGGCCAGGGGATCACGACCGAGATGATCCCGTACCGTGAGGGCGGCGACAACACGATGACCCGCAAGATGCCGGGCCAGTCCGAGGTCGGGCCGCTGCAGCTCACCCGTGGCGTGTTCGTCTCCGACGGCGAGATCACGTCGCCGATGTACGAGTGGTACAAGCACATCTTCTCGACGGTGTGGGGCAAGGGCAATCTCGGCAACGCCGGGGACTTCCGCATGGACTGCCTCGTGCGGGTGTTGAAGCACCCGGTGACCAAGTGGGATCCGGGCAACGTCGGCGACCCACGCAGCACCAAGTCGACGGGGATGATGACCCGGTACATCAACTGCTGGCCGGGCTCGATGCAGTGGAACGACCTCAACGCCGGAGACAACTCGGTGATGGTCGAGACGATGACCCTGCACCACGAGGGCTTCGTGGTCTACTACGGCTCCGGCTCGACCGGCGGCGGTACATCGTCTGACAACGCCGCCACCTGAGTCATCCGCCAAGGAGGAACTGCATGACCACCGAACAAGAAGAGCAGACGCCAGCCGTACTCGCCGGAGGCCCAGGGGGTCTCGATCCGATCAACTGGGACGAGTGGTCGACCGTTCCTCCACACCTGCGAGAGCAGGGCGTGGAGGAGCTGCAGCCGGGTGCCCTGCCGCCCGAGCACCTCAACGAGGCGCTCGGCGAGATGCTCAGGGAGGCCAAGCCCGACATCCCGATCGTGGACGAGCCACCGAACGGCACGGTCGAGCTGCTGTGGGGGATCGAGCGTGGAGGCAAGCGCTACCGCACCGCCCTGGTGCGTGAGCTAAACGGCGCCGACGAGGAGCGCATCGCACGGCTGTCGACGTCGGCGACCAACTACAACGTCCTCGTGGTGGACCTCCACCTGCGCTGCGCCGTGGAGCAGATCGGCAACGTCAGTGTCGCCGACGACGCCGACGTGCTCGGCGAGCTGCTGATCTCCGACCGGGACATCCTGTTCAAGGAGGTGCTCCTCGCCACCTACGGGCACACCCGTGACTACGAGGGCATCGCCTGCCCGACGTGCAGCTTCGAGATGGACCTGCACGTCGACATCGATGCGCTGATCGAGGTCTCCAACGTCAGGGAGTTCGACAGCGGCAACTTCGTCGTCATCCTGCGCAACGGCACCTCGGTACTGATGCGCAACGTCACCGGCAACGATCAGCTCTCGGTGTTCCGCAACACCACCAGGGCGATGTCCACGGCCGAGGCCAACACCGCCTTCATCGCCGCCTGCGTCGAGAAGGTCGACGGCAAGGCCGTGCCCGACCCGGAGAAGTGGGCTCGGGGACTGGGGATCCTCGACCGCAAGAAGATCACCAACGCACTGCTGGACATCCCAGCCATCGGCTTCAAGGAGGTTGAAGTGCCCTGCACCAACTGTGGGAAGAACCTCCCCACGGTCTTCGGTTGGGCCGACCTTCTACCGGGTTAACTACCGGGCCATCTACGTCCAGTACACCCGGCTGGTGGAAGCGTTCGGGTGGTCACCAGACGAGTGCAAGGCGTTGACGATACGGGAGCGCAGGTACTGGATCGAGTACATGACGTACAAGAACCGGATGGAGAACTACCGCAGGTCGATGGTGGTGAACGGATAGCAGATGGCAGACGAACCACAGATCGGAGGAGGGCCACGGCTCCCTGGTGGGCGTACCACCAAGAGCACGCCGATGACCAACGTCTCCGCTCAGGTGAAGACCGAAGGTCTCAACATCATGGATCGTCTGCTGTCGAGCATCGCCAAGAGCACGACGCTGATCGCCAAGAACCTCAAAGCGATGAACGCCGAGGGCCGTACCGG